CTGGGACGTTTCCATAAGATCACCTATGGCCTCAGTATATTTTATACTCAGGAGCCCATGTCACACTTTCGAAAACGTAAAGTGAGTACATAACCATGTGTCGATCAATGTTGGTGATTGTAGTAAGAAGGTCCTGGATATTATTTATAATAGCCCGGGTAACCCTTACTACCACTTTCATTGATAACAGCATGATGCACTCGCTCACGTTACCTCTAGAGATAACATGAATTCGGCAACCATGTGTAAACGTTTGATGTCATTAGGAGTCTCTAAAATGGAAACGTCCCAGATCATTTCACTTATTACGAAATGGTCGACTAGTTGTGGTGAAGAATGGACAGTTGCTCATCTCAAAGATTACAAGTTAATGAAATTACATCAGCTTGCTGGTTCTAATTTCAAACCTAATCATTGGATAGCAACTTCCCAAAATGGTAATGCTAAAGGCCCTATCAAAGCCCTTTTTCGTATTTCCTCGAAAAAGAAACTTAGCAAGGCACTCACTCTGTTGTCTATTTATTCCGCATTTGTCAGTAAAGTGTTCACTGATAAACAAAAGATGAAATTCTTTTCATCGATGGAATCTCTAGATGAGACCGGACTTGATTCGCTTCCTCACGTTTTTCCAAAAACGCGATTTAGTGAGAAGCCAGGACACCCCCCAACGATAATTGAGTACTGTGTTAAAAGTACTCAAGCTCCCGGTCCAGATGGAAAAACTGTACCAGAGAGGGATATTATTGGGGCATTTCTGCATGGAGCTCGCTCTAATGCAGTCAGAGCCATTGTTGCACAACACGAGGAGTACTTTGAAAAAGTAATTCCTTGTGATGCATTCTTCAACGTTCAACCTCATGAGTATAGCAAGGTATCATCCCATAACTTGGGTAATATCTCGCTTATTCAGGAACCAGGTTACAAAGCTCGATGCATTGCAAACCCCTCTAGGGTATTGCAAGCTGCCTTAGAACCTCTTAAACATGACTTGGAAATCATGCTAAGGAAGTTAAAGACTGATTGTACCCACGACCAGCTTGCTGGTGTTAAGTACATTCAATCTTGGTTAAAGGAAGGTCGGACTGTCTACTCTGTAGACTTGTCTGACGCAACAAACTTGTTTCCGTGGCCTTATCAGAAAGCAATTCTTGATAAGGTGTTTGTACATCCGGACCATAAGATCATGATTGATATTATGGATAGGTGTGCAACTGGTCCCTGGAAGACCCATCTTAAAGATGGATCTCCTGAGGTGACTTTCTTCTCAAGAGGGCAACCTCTTGGTCTCGGTCCGAGTTTCCATACATTTGCTTTGGCACATAATACCCTTTTAGCGGGTATATGCCATAAGCATAAGTTGGAACCATCATTCAGAATCCTCGGAGATGATGTAGCTATTGGTAACCAAAAACTACATGACATCTACCGTTCGACTCTAATTAATCTAGGATGTAAAGTCTCTGAATCAAAGACTTTTATCTCAGATAAGATGGCGGAGTTTGCTGGGTATACCATTTTACCTACTACCTATGGTAGGGGGTTTAAATGGAAAGGAGTTGACGACAGATCCTTTTTGGATGTCGTTAAAAACTTAGGACCCAGTGGCCTCGGATATTTAGACAAAACTCAGCGTGAAATTGCTAAAGTCTTCCTCCGCGCCACTCGTGGTGCAGGGGGGCTCTCTAGATCTGATTCATCTTTAGATGATCTGTTTCTCGCTATTGCCTTGTCTAAGCCTGACATGAAGAAAGTCCAGCCGTTCGGTGATCTCATTTCGGAATCAGTTAAGTTTCTTAACAAAATTCCGGGTGACCCTTTGCTTGCCACTTTGGCAATGAAGGGCAGTGATTTTAGAAAAATCACATTATCCGAACACTGGAATAGTCCCCGAATTAGGGAAGCTGAAGAATTTCTTCAGCAAAACCCTAATCGCGTCTTCCCAAAATCTGGGGTTGCTTACCCAGATCTACTGCCTTATCAGTATCCACTGACAAGGAAGGAAGGTGACCCTAGACCTTCTATTGTTCCTTTTTTACAAAGGTTGATAGAAGAGTCAGGATGGGACTCTACTCTTCCGGTCATGCGCCATATCAATGAAATGATTATTCGTAACCATTCTCAAAGATTGACACATGTCCAGAAAATGAAGAGTGTTGATCCACAAGTTACCCCCACGCCTCCTGATCCACCTAACATGGTGAAGGAGAAGAAGAGAGGTATGTCCTTGTGACGTACTGAAGTTCCGTGGTCTAGTCAGGACCGCCGTTAGAGACTCACATGATGGCTTTCATCCTGTGGACTTTGTCCAGCAG